TCTTCCCCCCCCATAAAGAAAAGAGAGAAGAAGAAGAGAAGCACCCCCCCCGCGCCGGATCACTGGCAGGACTTCCCCCGACACATAGAACACAAGGGAAAGCAAAGAGGACAAGGCAAGGACAAGCCAACCCCACCCCCCGCAACTATCGGCACAACTTCCCGCAACATTCACACAAGGCAAAAAAAAACACCCCACCCGCATAAGGCAAACCAATGCCCCGCGAAACCACCCCCGCGCCGTGCGCGGGGGTACCCCTACAAGAGTATGCCCACGAAAAAACCCCCCTTAAGAATAAGAGGGGCTACACAAACAAACAAGAAAAACACTGCCCAGTAAAGATACGGCAGAGATGTGTAAAAGTTCCCCAAACTTTTTCCAAAAAAAATTTGGAATTAGTAATTAGCTATATTATCTTCGTACCAGCATTAGTTTTTTCATAGGTTTGGTTTAATGGATTTGGAACCCGCCTGTATTTCTATACGGGCGGCTTTTTTTACTGCACACAAACAAAAAGTATATGACAATAACTACCTTAAAGTTATTGAAGGATGGCGAAAGCATCTTCAATAAAATCGCAGAGTACGAGGCAAGCGTAGAATCTCTACCCTACGTCCTTGAAATAATTGACAAACACGAGCCGCCAGCGTCTTGGATATTAGAACTTCCCTCACAATTAAAGGAAGGCACCTACAAAACACTCCCACTTGATCTAATGGAGGCCGCTGTGAGGCGTATATTTGGCTATCAGAGCGCTATCTCTACTGTGTCCAGCCCAACTATCATTCAAGATAAATTAGGCAAATTTAGCGTCTCTATGACCGTAGAATACGCCCTCTGCGGTAACTACGGCTACTTCCACGTGGTTGGTAGCGCTTCCGTGACTTCCCCCAACCTTCAAGGACTAGAACTAGCCACCCCAAAGGCCTCGTCAATGGCAGCAAAAAATGCCCTCAAGCAATTAGGAGGACTATTTGGAAAGTACCTAAACAAAGTAGAGGATCAGGAAATCTCCGAAGGGCCAAAAGAAAACTTGGAAGAAAGGCTGGAGTCACTTCCCGAGGCAATAAAATCTGTAAAAACACTTGAAGAACTCAAGACCTTCAGAAAAATAGTGTATTCAAGGGCTGTTTCACACGAGGTTCAGGCTATTTACGAAGAAAAGTTTAGGGAATTAAAACCAAATAACCAAAAAAATTAACTGAAATTTTAAAAAAAACAATATGAATTGGGATAATTTACTCGTCAGATGCTCTTGTCTTGGCAAAATTATGACACCCGGAAAGGGTACGGTGCTTACCGAAAAACAAGCCGAAGAACTTGATAGGCTATCAGGACTTCCCCAGCGCACAGAAAAACAAGAACTCACCTACAACAACCTACTGGCTAAAAAAAACGCCCCTCCCGAACTATCAGACACCGCAAAGAGCTACCTAAAGGAGCTTTACGTCTTTCACAAGTACGGAAAAGAGACAGTTGGCGGATCTGAGAGGTCAAAATACACTATGAAAGGCGTTTCGGTAGAGGATAATAGCATAAAACTACTGAACAGGCTTGATGGTGCCTTCTATTCCAAGAACGAAAGCTACTTTGTCAACGAATTTATCTGTGGCACTCCCGATATTATAGCCACGACTTCCCCCGACACCAAGAAAATCATAGACATAAAGTCCTCTTGGGATGGAGCAAGCTTACTATCCAAGATAGGAAACCCCCTAGACTCAAACTATTATTACCAAGCCCAAGGTTATATGGCACTAACAGGAGCTACGGAAGGAGAAATCGCCTACTGTCTGGTATCAATGCCCGAAGAAATTATAAACTCCGAAAAAAAACGCATATTTTATTTAATGAATCCGGCAACGGAGCAGAACCCAGAGTATCTCCAAGCTATAGAAAAGCTTGAAAACAATATGATATTTGATGAAATCCCCGAAGAAGAGAGGGTGGTACGCTTCAAGGTAGAGAGAGATAATGAGGTAATAGAGAAAATTTACGAAAGAGTACGCGCCTGCAGGGAGTGGGTTGCTGAATTTGAGAAATTACATACAGGATTAAATAAGAAATGAATAAAAAAGTAGTATTTAACATAACACCCCAAACCCACATTAGGAGTACACAAGGGGATAGAATTTTGTTTAGGATACCAAGAAATAAGCTTAAGCCTAGAGGCCTTGAAAGGCTGCTTCGTCTTGAAAAATACAACGATTATAAAGCCACTCTGCTTACTATAGCCAGAAAAGAAGGGTTAAAATTCCCAGAACAAGGGCTTGAAATAAATTTTTATTTTCCTGTGCCTAAAACTTGGAGTAAATGGAAGAAAGAAAACTACCATTTGCAAGGTATGCAGTCTCGTCCCGATTTATCTAATTGCTTAAAAGCTTTTGAAGATGCCCTGTTAAAAGAGGATAAAATGATATTCCATTACGCCTCACTTTCAAAGAGATGGATTAATAAAGAACAGGGTTGCATTGAGGTTATTTGCCATAATCCATCAATAAGAAGTCTTGATCTTTTGATGTAATTTTTTTGCCCAAAAATATAGGTTACCATAGGTTACAAATAGGTTAGTAACCTATTACCAAACACAAGTTTTTCAAAGAGCGTGTGTCAGTCTCCGAGTATATATAATACTGTGAGATTAATAAACTATTGATTATCAATACTATTGTTTTGCCAACTATTTTCATAACTTATTGAGTATCAACCTGTTATATTGCATGCAATATAACAGGTTGATACTCAATAAGTTATGAAAATAGTTGGCAAAACAATAGTATTGATAATCAATAGTTTATTAATCTCACAGTATTATATATACTCGGAGACTGACACACGCTCTTTGAAAAACTTGTGTTTGGTAATAGGTTACTAACCTATTTGTAACCTATGGTAACCTATATTTTTGGGCAAAAAAATTACATCAAAAGATCAAGACTTCTTATTGATGGATTATGGCAAATAACCTCAATGCAACCCTGTTCTTTATTAATCCATCTCTTTGAAAGTGAGGCGTAATGGAATATCATTTTATCCTCTTTTAACAGGGCATCTTCAAAAGCTTTTAAGCAATTAGATAAATCGGGACGAGACTGCATACCTTGCAAATGGTAGTTTTCTTTCTTCCATTTACTCCAAGTTTTAGGCACAGGAAAATAAAAATTTATTTCAAGCCCTTGTTCTGGGAATTTTAACCCTTCTTTTCTGGCTATAGTAAGCAGAGTGGCTTTATAATCGTTGTATTTTTCAAGACGAAGCAGCCTTTCAAGGCCTCTAGGCTTAAGCTTATTTCTTGGTATCCTAAACAAAATTCTATCCCCTTGTGTACTCCTAATGTGGGTTTGGGGTGTTATGTTAAATACTACTTTTTTATTCATTTCTTATTTAATCCTGTATGTAATTTCTCAAATTCAGCAACCCACTCCCTGCAGGCGCGTACTCTTTCGTAAATTTTCTCTATTACCTCATTATCTCTCTCTACCTTGAAGCGTACCACCCTCTCTTCTTCGGGGATTTCATCAAATATCATATTGTTTTCAAGCTTTTCTATAGCTTGGAGATACTCTGGGTTCTGCTCCGTTGCCGGATTCATTAAATAAAATATGCGTTTTTTTTCGGAGTTTATAATTTCTTCGGGCATTGATACCAGACAGTAGGCGATTTCTCCTTCCGTAGCTCCTGTTAGTGCCATATAACCTTGGGCTTGGTAATAATAGTTTGAGTCTAGGGGGTTTCCTATCTTGGATAGTAAGCTTGCTCCATCCCAAGAGGACTTTATGTCTATGATTTTCTTGGTGTCGGGGGAAGTCGTGGCTATAATATCGGGAGTGCCACAGATAAATTCGTTGACAAAGTAGCTTTCGTTCTTGGAATAGAAGGCACCATCAAGCCTGTTCAGTAGTTTTATGCTATTATCCTCTACCGAAACGCCTTTCATAGTGTATTTTGACCTCTCAGATCCGCCAACTGTCTCTTTTCCGTACTTGTGAAAGACGTAAAGCTCCTTTAGGTAGCTCTTTGCGGTGTCTGATAGTTCGGGAGGGGCGTTTTTTTTAGCCAGTAGGTTGTTGTAGGTGAGTTCTTGTTTTTCTGTGCGCTGGGGAAGTCCTGATAGCCTATCAAGTTCTTCGGCTTGTTTTTCGGTAAGCACCGTACCCTTTCCGGGTGTCATAATTTTGCCAAGACAAGAGCATCTGACGAGTAAATTATCCCAATTCATATTGTTTTTTTTAAAATTTCAGTTAATTTTTTTGGTTATTTGGTTTTAATTCCCTAAACTTTTCTTCGTAAATAGCCTGAACCTCGTGTGAAACAGCCCTTGAATACACTATTTTTCTGAAGGTCTTGAGTTCTTCAAGTGTTTTTACAGATTTTATTGCCTCGGGAAGTGACTCCAGCCTTTCTTCCAAGTTTTCTTTTGGCCCTTCGGAGATTTCCTGATCCTCTACTTTGTTTAGGTACTTTCCAAATAGTCCTCCTAATTGCTTGAGGGCATTTTTTGCTGCCATTGACGAGGCCTTTGGGGTGGCTAGTTCTAGTCCTTGAAGGTTGGGGGAAGTCACGGAAGCGCTACCAACCACGTGGAAGTAGCCGTAGTTACCGCAGAGGGCGTATTCTACGGTCATAGAGACGCTAAATTTGCCTAATTTATCTTGAATGATAGTTGGGCTGGACACAGTAGAGATAGCGCTCTGATAGCCAAATATACGCCTCACAGCGGCCTCCATTAGATCAAGTGGGAGTGTTTTGTAGGTGCCTTCCTTTAATTGTGAGGGAAGTTCTAATATCCAAGACGCTGGCGGCTCGTGTTTGTCAATTATTTCAAGGACGTAGGGTAGAGATTCTACGCTTGCCTCGTACTCTGCGATTTTATTGAAGATGCTTTCGCCATCCTTCAATAACTTTAAGGTAGTTATTGTCATATACTTTTTGTTTGTGTGCAGTAAAAAAAGCCGCCCGTATAGAAATACAGGCGGGTTCCAAATCCATTAAACCAAACCTATGAAAAAACTAATGCTGGTACGAAGATAATATAGCTAATTACTAATTCCAAATTTTTTTTGGAAAAAGTTTGGGGAACTTTTACACATCTCTGCCGTATCTTTACTGGGCAGTGTTTTTCTTGTTTGTTTGTGTAGCCCCTCTTATTCTTAAGGGGGGTTTTTTCGTGGGCATACTCTTGTAGGGGTACCCCCGCGCACGGCGCGGGGGTGGTTTCGCGGGGCATTGGTTTGCCTTATGCGGGTGGGGTGTTTTTTTTTGCCTTGTGTGAATGTTGCGGGAAGTTGTGCCGATAGTTGCGGGGGGTGGGGTTGGCTTGTCCTTGCCTTGTCCTCTTTGCTTTCCCTTGTGTTCTATGTGTCGGGGGAAGTCCTGCCAGTGATCCGGCGCGGGGGGGGTGCTTCTCTTCTTCTTCTCTCTTTTCTTTATGGGGGGGGAAGA